GATTATTGTATCATAACGGTAATAATTATCCGAGAAGTTTTAACAACTATCTCGGATTTTATTATGCTTTTGTAAATTAGGAAGGATAATTTTACACATGGGATATCGTAATATAGGTGCAACTTTAAGCCTTAATAACGGTAATTTTTTCGTCAATATGAAGTCCGCTGTCAATGCGAGCAATAACCTTAGAAACAGTTTAAACGGTACAACGTCTGGAATGAAAAAATTCGGAAATCAGTCTTCCGGAGTAGGCGGGGTTATAACCTCGTTGGCATCTAAGGCGGCAGTAGCCGTAGGAGCGTTTGTCGGTGTACGTCAAGCGATAGACTTCGGCAAAGATGTAGTGAATACCGGCAGAGAGTTTGAACAGGGAATGGCAAACGTATCCGCAATCTCGGGAGCAACAGGTGCAGAACTGACTGCACTTTCCGAGAAAGCAAAGGAAATGGGTGCTAAAACTAAATTTTCTGCAATAGAAGCGTCAGAGGCTATGTCATATATGGGTATGGCAGGCTGGAATTCATCGCAGATGATTGACGGTATTGCGGGAATAATGAACCTTGCCGCTGCGAGCGGTGAGGAATTAGCCGGTGTATCTGATATTGTAACCGATGCCTTGACCGCTTTCGGACTGAAAGCAAGTGACAGCGGTGAGTTCGCTGATGTTTTGGCGGTTGCAGCGTCAAAGTCAAATACAAATGTATCTTTGCTCGGCGAGTCCTTTAAAAATGTTGCGGCAACTGCGGGTGCAATGGGATATTCAATGAAAGATACCACCACGGCACTCGGTCTGATGGCAAATGCCGGAGTTAAAGGTTCGGACGCAGGTACTTCTCTAAGAGGTGTTATGACAAGGTTGGCGAAACCTACCAAAGAAGTAGATGCGGCTATGTCGGCTTTGGGGATTTCTGCAGTAAATACGGACGGCAGTATGAAACCTTTATCTGTGCTTATTCCCGAACTTCAGACACGCTTCTCAACACTTACCGATGCTCAAAAAGGTCAGTATGCAACAATGATTGCCGGAAAAAATGCACTTTCGGGATTTCTGTCAATCGTGAATGCAAGTCCTGATGATTTTTACTCATTGTCTGACGCTATAAATAATTCGGAAGGTGCGGCTTTAAAAATGGCTGACACTATGAATGACACGGTAAGCGGTAAACTCACACTGTTAAAGTCGCAGTTCGAGGGTGTGAAAATTGCGATATTTGATGCACTCGGTTCATCACAGTTTAAAGGCGTTCTTCAGTCTATGTCTGACGGACTCGGTGCATTAACTCCCGCTATTTCTTATGTTACTGTTGCAATAGGAAACGGATTATTTTCTGCAATTCAGACAATTTATAATACTGCAAGTACAGTATTTAACGCTGTAAAGAATGCAATTCAAAATAATCAGCCGGCAATAGAACGACTTCATAATGCGTTTGATAATGTCAGGAACAGCATTGTAAACGCATTCAGCGGAAACGGTACTGAATTAATTCAGACACTTGCAAATGTAGTAGTACCGAATTTGTGCAATTCACTTGTGGCAGTGATGAATATTGCTTCGGGTGTAATATCCGCTGCAAGCACACTTTCACCTGTGATTGCCGGAATTGCCGGAGCGGTAACCGCATATAAAATTGCTGTTGCGGCTGCAAATGTAGTCGAGGGGATAAGAAACGGACTAATTGCATTTTCTGCTGTCATGACAGGAACGCAGGCGGCTGCTTTTGCACCGCTTACAACTGCGACTATCGCTCAAATTGCCGCAACTCAGGCACTTAATGTGGTGACGGGAGTGTTCGGTGCAATAATGACGTTTGTCACATCACCGATAGGTCTTGTTGTTATTGCTATCGGTGCGGTTATTGCGGTGGGTGTTCTGCTCTTTAAACATTGGGATAAGGTAAAGGAAACAGCGAAAAATCTCTGGAACGGTATAAAGAATGTGTTCAACGGGATAAAAGATACAGTTTCAAATGCTTGGGGCAAAGTCAAGGAAACTGCAGCAAATGTTTGGGACGGTATTAAAAATACGGTATCAACAAAACTGAATAACATCAAGAATGCCTATCAGGAACACGGCGGAGGAATAAAAGGTGCAGTCGCCGGTACTATGACAGCAATAAAAGAATATTACAAGACCGGCTATGATGCAATAAACTCTCTTACAGGCGGAAAACTCGGACAGGTTGTCGAGAGTGTAAAAACAAAACTTTCTCCTATGCTGAATACTGTCAAAGAAAAATTATCAGGCATAAAAGATGTATTTGGCAGTGCCTTTTCAAAAGCCTTTGAATTTGTGAGAAATTCATATAATGAAGGTGCTTTGAAACCGATAGTGGATAAATGCATAAGTGCATTTAACGGAATAAAGACAAAAATCAGTGAGAAGTTTAACGGGATTAAAGAAACTGTCGGAGAAAAGTTATCGTCAATCGGTGATGTCGCAAACGGAATAA